CTCTTAATGCATTAACGGTAGCAGCTTGAGCTTTTGATAACTTTCCGGTTTTTTTCATATTACCGTTAAGAAAGTCTTTTTGTTTTTGCAAAGCTTTTTGTAGTTTCTCAAGTTGTTTATCAGTCATCGAATCTGATTGATTGTCATCATCACTGTCAGCATCGCCTTCGGTATCACCTTCTGCATCGCCTTCAATATCATCTATAGATTCTTCATTACCATCGCCATCACTAGATCCGGCACCTTTACTCATTTTGTTATCTCCACCATTACTTGATCCAGATGGCTGTTCTTGCTCCGGTACGGCATTTTTAATTAACTTAAATACATCGCACGCTACATCTAATGCATCAGCTGAATTACGTAAACGACTTATGTTTTGTAAATCGATTGCATCCCATATCGCTTTCAATTGTTTCAATGATCCCAATTGACGTTTTGGATTAGTAAAATTGATGATATGAAAAAAGTAATCTTCAAAAGATTCATTACATTTCTCGCCAGACTCTAATGCTTTATCAATAATCTTATCGTTAAAGTATTTATTATACATTGCTTCATAATACATACGATAACCTGGAGCGTTAGTATAAATATAATAATCTATTCTTCGATCTTCAATCCAATTGAACAATTCTTTTATCAATTGAAATTCCTCACGCGTCATTGTTAAATCTGAATCTAAACCCTTAAGGCGAACTGCATTTGCAAATACTGTATTTTCAATAGCAGCCGTTGTTCCACCTTGAAGCGTCTTAAACAATGTGAAATCTGTTAGTAAGATATGAGATCCTTCATGAAGAGCCAAGCCAACAGCTGGATCAAATTCTTTATCTCGAATACTAGTACCAATAACAACTCGTTCTCCGTCTGTATAGCTTGAATCATTGTTTTGAAAAACTACTGGGATCTGCTTACCCGTTACGATGTTAACAAAGTTTCCAATAGCTCGTTGAGCTGCAGCTAACTTAGTTAAATCAATTCCGCCATCTTCACGTTTGAAATCAGTATCAAAATCTTTATCTAACCAAAAGCTAGATGCATACTTAGGAACGTACGTTGTAACTCTATTATCTACTTTTTTCATATCTTTATTTTTATATAAATATTATAAGAAATTATCCAGTAATATCCAACCGGAAATGTAAAAAAAAGAGGACTTACACGGTCAGCGAATTGATCTACGACGCCTCTTTTTCGAGCTATGAAAAATTAAAATGGTATTGCTTCGTTGCTATTATCTTCTTTACCTGTATTAAATATATCTTTCATTTCAGTTGCCATATGCTTCTGAATAATTTGCTTAACGAATGTTCTTTCGGAGTCAGCACCACCTGATGCATCAAAGAAAGGAATAATTGCAACCTCTGAAGCCTCAGATAAAGAAAACCCATCGGCTAACAATTCGCATACTCTAACTGTCATACGAGTTGATATCATTGTTGATAGTTTGCCTTCTTCTGATCTCCATTCCTTACGAGTTGCATCTGCTATATCTGCTACTGCGTGAATTAAGTTTATACTAACTTTATCACCAAATCTTTTCTGCAATAAATCTTCTTCTTGAGATAAAGATAAAATATCAACTTCGATGATTTCGAATCGATCCATTAATGCTCTATCTAATACACGCGTTGAAGTATATTCGGTACCAATGTTTGCTGTAGCAATAAAGGATACATTTGCTGCAACTCGAATAGTCGGCGAATTAACATCTTCATCTAATCGCAAATATCTCTGACCTTCATCGAGAACTGTCATTAATATGTTCCATGCCTCTGGATGTGCTCTAGATAATTCATCTAATAAGATAACGGCATTCTCGGTTTGAATTGCTTTAACAAATGCTGACTCATCAAATGTAGTCTGACCATCTTTAAAGTGTGTATTACCGATAAGGGTTGCTCTAGGATCTTGCGTAGCACCTAAGTTAAAATAAAAGAATGGGCGATTAGTTGCCTTAGGCAATTCTTTTGCGGCTTGTGTCTTACCACAACCTGCAGGACCTACCATCATTATGTTTTTACCTCTAACTGCTGACCTAACTAAATACTTCCATTTGATGTCAGACATTTCCAAGTTACTGGGTTTAATTTTATGTGCATTCTGAATCAATGCTAATACCGGATCTGGTTCTTGTTTAGACATAGTTTGCGGGTCTGAGGTTAGTATTACTTCTTCTTGATTAATTTGGTCTAATCCAATTCTTTTAGCACGACCCGTTTCATGATCAAATACCAATGCTTCGTCATTCTCTATTGCATGTTTAACCATAATAGACCGGAACAAATCGGTAATGTCATTACCAGTTCCCCATTCAGAAATGAAAGCTTTTCCGTCTTGCGTGTACTTAACTACGCCAATTGATTTTGTTTTTTTCATAGCTCTTTTATTTTTCTATATTATATAGAATAAAAAGCTATTTTCCAACCTTATCTTATGATTTTTTTTGTGGTACCATCTTCGTGAACTTCAATTATAATACCAGAATAATGTGAATTTACTTCTTGTCCTAACAAGTTAACTTGTTTAATAACACGTTTAGTTATTATTCTGTTATCTAATGCAATTGGGCCATATGTTTCAAATTTACCATCAATATCATACTGAACTAATCTATAATAATGAATAGTAAATTGATCAATATTGTCTAAATAAGAATAATTTATTTTTTCTGTTGAATTACCTGCCGATGATTTTACGGCTACTTGTTGCCAGTTTTCACCATCCGTTGAACGTTCAATCGAAAAATAGTCTGAATTTGATTCTGATGCAGTAGACCATTTAAGTAAATTTGAATTAGGATATTTGATACCTTCAAAATATATAAGTTCAACAGGGAGTGGTCCACCTGTTCTAGTTAATTCAAAATTATCCATCCACCACTCCTCTCCAGCTGCATTAGCTCTAGCAAATATGTCAATTGCTATTTGAGAAGTTCCCGCAGGGATATCTAACTGTATAACCGAGTAACCATCACCTGTAGCTGTCCGATCTCCTCCACCAGCTGGACCAATCGTAGTCAGAGTACTATTTGCTATTTTCGTATAAGAAGCAGCTGTGTTATAATCCCAGTAGGCATTGCTAGCTCCAGTTATTCTCAATTCATTTACGTAAGTGTTACCTCCGTCAGTTGAAAGTTGTACAGTTATATAATCACCGGCATCCACACCTCTAGTTGTTCCGGTAGATGTAAATCTATAGGAAGCTAATCGAAACTTAAATTGATAATCATAAGCTGGATCTACTACTAAGTTAGGAAAAGAATACCAATCAGATTCATATGCTGAGCTTCCTGCTCCATTGCCATATATAACTGCACTAGAAGTAGATGAGACAAATGCATTTGTATAATAGTTTGCTGTAGCAGCCGGTGTCCACCATATTCCAGACCAATCTGTGTCAAAGGTTTCTACGTAATCATACTTATATAAAGTTTGTGTTAATGATACTAATGGTAATAATAAAAATAATAATAATTGTTTCATGATTCTTGCTTTTTATGTTTTGTTTTTCTAGTATACTTTTTGCGATTCTTTTGAATTACGGGCCGTGTAGCATGCCAAATTTCCTGCATTGTTAATTCAATCTTTTCCATACAAATAAATATATAAAAACATTTTCAGAATTCAAATCACCATTTTTCTATAATGTGCCATTTTTTGATTATATCATATGACACATTAAGCTGATTCGAAATTTCTTTTAAAGAAATATTTAATTGTTTTAAGTTCTTCATTAAATTAAATTGATCTTCTGTTAAAGATCGTCGTTTTACTGATCTAGACCGTATCTGTTCTGTCGACCACGTTACCCATGGTTTTTTCTTATTTTTATGCGATTGGCTCATTTTTTGTCTTGTTTCATCAGAATGAGTTTTACCTAACATTCTATTATAATTCTTCGGCTTACCCTTAAGAGCAATGCTTCGTTTCATATTAGATTCAGTAGACATAACAATACAATTATTACCATCGCCACCTTTTGTTGAATTATATCCATCATGGTACGAATCATATAATTCAATCATTTCAACTTCTTTAGACTTAGCTTCATCGTTAGTATTACATTCAAATAAAATTTTATGTTCCCAACAGTTTACTCCGTATTTTCGCAACGCGTTTTGAAATTTAGTATTTGTTGTTTTTTTAATTGATTCGGTTATATGTTGATTCCATCGATACTCCATAGTGTTAGAAGTCCACCCGATATAACATTTATTAGTTATTAGATTGATATGTTGATATACAATTGACATATTTATACGATTTTCGATACTGGAGTAGTAGACCACATTTTGCAAGACCAATATCTAGCACTTGTTCTATCTTTAGCAGTACTACATTTGTGTCTAGCTCTAAACGATTTTCTTCGTTTTGGATTATCTCGTTTAATTTCCATATTAGGATCGCCAAAATTAATTTTTACAACGTTACCTTTAGCATTTTTAACATATACTTTATACTTACGAACATCTCCGCGCATTGGTTTACCTAATTGAACTTTGCGTCCTTGATATTCAGCTTCTGTAATTACATGTTTACCAGCTTTGATGTCTTCTAACATTGCAATTGCACATTCATTGCATATTGACATTTCTTCCATAGATTCCTTTGTTTTATTTCCCCAATTGGCAGCGCCGACCCTTCGACATTTTGATAATGCTAAGGACCCATATGCAGATGGCCACACATCGTATCTAGATTTTACTTTGTGGTAACATGCATCTCGTTTTGCTTTTTTTTCTTCGTCAATAACCGATTCTGCCTTCGGTGTACGATCGCCCATGCCCACTTTTCTTTTTTGTCTAACTAGAGCTTCTTTTTCTTTTTTATCAAATGAACTCCACGTTTTAGGAGTA